AGAGATCAATTAGACAAAGCACTTGCTGATATTGAAGATTTAAAAGATAAGGTCAGAGCTAACGGAAATGGAGCTCACTGATGGAGTTAATTATTGCACTACTTATGATTGTGAATGGAGAGATCAAAGAACACAGAATTCAAGAATCCATGTCACAATGTTTAAAAGGTAAGAGGGTTGCAATGAGAACAAATAAAAATAATAATATTCAATACCAGTGCATCAAGTCGATGGCAGAACTTGAGTCAAACATCGATGGCTCTAAATCAATTAAAAAACTTATATTAGAATGAACAAAGTAGATGTTATAAAAGTATTAGCAGAAGATAAAACATTTGAAAATGAAATAAGAGACAAAGGTGAAAACGATTTAGAAGTTCAAATCAAAATATTAAAAAAAGAAATTGACACTTTAAAAGCAATAATAAATCTAAAAGAAATAGAATTAACTGCTAAAGACGATAAAATTAAACAATTAAAAGAGGAAGCAAAGGAAATGTTATTATATCCTTGATTATGGTGGCCTATGAATTTTGTATTGACGATGATAATGTGCAGTGCTGTCGCTGGTCAATGTATGCCTCCCTTTAAAATTGATAAGGTTTTTAAAGATGAATATGATTGTATGGTTGAAGGCTACACAATGGCTTTAGAAAAAACTATTGAAATTGGTCGAGAAGATATTAATAACAATAAGATCTATATAAAATTTGGATGTAATGAAGATCAATCTCACAAAACCTCAATATCAAGTAAGTCAATCAAATAAAAGATTCAGGGTTTTAGTATCAGGCAGAAGATTTGGTAAAACATATCTTTGTATTACTGAAATGATGAAATATGCAACAAAGGTTAAAAAGAATATATGGTATGTTGCACCAACCTTTAAGATGGCTCGTGAGATTGTTTGGGTCAAATTAAAAAACATGTTATCTGATTTTAATTGGATTGACACTATTAACGAGACAAACCTTTCAATCACAATAAGAAAAACAGGAAGTACTATAACATTAAAGGGATGTGAAAACTATGACTCATTGAGGGGAGTTGGAATAGATTTTTTAATACTTGATGAATTTGCTGACATTGATGAGAAGGCTTGGACAGAGGTCTTGAGAGCCTCTGTATCTGACACAGAAGGGGATGTTCTTATGTGTGGGTCTCCGAAGGGGTTTGGTAATTGGTCGTACAGAATGTATTTAAAAGGACAACAAAAAGATAAGGAGTGGGATAGCTTTCAATTCACAACCTTACAAGGAGGAATGGTAAGTGCAGAGGAGATTGAACAGGCCAAACAAGATATTGATATTAGAACATTTAGACAAGAGTTTGAGGGAACATTTGAAAATTATGCTGGTGCTGTTTATTATAACTTTCATGCTGTTGAAAACGTTAAAGAGAAAAAATTAGATTTATCTAAACCTTTGCATATTGGTCTTGATTTTAACGTCGATCCGATGAGTGCCTGTGTTTCTCAAATAGATAAGGATATTATACATTTTGTTGATGAAATTGTTATTTATGGAAGTAATACAGATGAAATGGTGCAAGAAATAAGGGACAGATATGGAAGTAAAACAAAGATATTTATATATCCTGATCCAGCTTGTAGACAAAGAAAAACAAGTGCTGGTGGGAGAACTGACTTAACAATATTGCAGAATGCTGGGTTTACAGTTAAATGCAAATTTAAACATAGTCCAATAAGGGACAGAGTAAATTCTGTTAACTCAAGACTTAAGTCAGCAGATGGTAGAAGGTTTATTTTTGTGTCGCCATCTTGCAAAATTATGATAAAAGGGTTACAAAGACAAATATACAAGGAAAACACAAATATTCCTGACAAGGAAGAAGGCTACGATCATATGAACGATGCGATTGGATACTTAACAGAAATAGTTAAACCTTTAATCACACAAAACCTTTCATATAAGCCTCAACGATGGAATATAAAACAAAGGTAGTATGGCATACTCTAGAAATCAAGCATTAGACACTCATAAAGATTACCAAGAAAATATTACAAATTGGGAATATTATATTAGATCGTATAATGGTGGTTATGATTATATGGTGGGTCAATACTTGAACAGATATAATTTAGAACTTGATAACGAGTTTAATCAAAGACTTGCAAACACTCCTTGCGATAATCATTGTAAAAATATTATTCAAATTTATTCATCATTTTTATTTAGAGTTAAAGCAAGTAGAGACTTTGGAACAATGGCAGATGAATCAAGTTTAGAATTTTTTTTAAAAGATGCAGATTTGGATGGTAATAATTTTTCAACTGTAATGAAACAAGCACAAAACTATGCCTCAATTTATGGGCATTCAATGTTAATATTAGACAAACCAAAAATACAAACAACAACAAAGGCAGAAGAAATCAATCAAGAAATAAGACCTTACTTATCAATAATAACTCCTGAAAATATATTAGATTGGAATTTTAAAAGACAATTAAATGGAAAATATGTTTTAGATTATTTAAAGATAAGAGAAGAAGTTGATAAAGATGGTGGCTCGTATATTAGAATGTGGTTTGAGGATAGAGTAGACACAGTTTATGTCGAAGATGGAGGTGCAGAGCCAAGATTGATAGATACTGCCGAGAATCAGATTGGCAAAATACCAGCAGTTATTTTATACAATGCAAAGTCCCATAAACGAGGCATTGGTCAATCTGACCTAACTGATATTGCTGATTTACAAAAAGCTATCTACAATGAATTTTCAGAAATAGAACAATTAATAAGATTAACAAACCATCCATCATTAGTTAAAACAGGAGGAGTCAATGCAAGTGCTGGAGCTGGTGCAGTTATTGAGATGCCTGAAGAGATGGACTCAAATTTAAAACCATATTTATTACAACCATCAGGTCAAAACCTTGTTGCAATTATGGACTCAATAAATAATAAAGTTGAGTCAATTAACAGGATCGCACACACAGGAGCTGTTAGAACAACCAAAACACAAATAACATCAGGGGTTGCTCTGCAAACAGAGTTTGAATTATTAAATGCAAGGTTGTCAGAGAAAGCAGATAACTTACAATTAGCTGAAGAACAAATATTTAAGATATACGCAGAATATCAAAATGCAAATTTTGATGGAGAAATAAACTATCCTGATAGTTTTAATATTAGAGATTATGCAAGTGATTTAGTTTTTTATCAACAAGCAAAATCAATAAGTGTTCCATCTGTCACTTTAAATAAAGAAATAGATAAAGAGATTGCGAGAGCAGTTGTTGATGATGATGAAAAATTAGGTTTGATATTTGATGAGATAGATGCAAATAAAGAAGTAGGACAGTTCACACAAGAAGAGCCTCAAGAAGAAGATCAAGAAGTAGAGGAAGAGGAAGTTTAATGAATGTCAGATATAGTTCAAGATTTTTCAGAATATAGAATTAGATCTATTGAAATAGCAGAAGCTAAATATTACGAATCATTAATAAGAGTTTTAGATAATATAGAAAAGCAAGTCACATCTCTTGCTGGAAGATCACTGCCAATAAATGACAGAGGACAATTATTTGATTTAAAAATTGCAGTGGCCATGCAACCAAAAATTAGAGCAATATTAGAAAAAGAATATTTAGCTTGGGCAGATAATGTTGTCAGAGAGGGATATAATAAACAAGCTAAAAGAGTTGAGAAAGCATTTAGAACAATAGGCAATATTCCTGTTGAATTTCAACAATTAACAAATGCTGATTTAACACTTATAACAAATTTAAAAAGACAATCATTCACACAATTTAAAGATGTGTCAAACACATTCACAAGAAAATTATCAGAAAAAATATATCAATCCACTTTGACAAGTGTTGAATTTGTAGAGTTAGAAGATGATTTAAGAAAAACAATTAATGGTATTTATGCATCATCAAAGGATGAGGATATAAACAGGCTTGTGAAAAGTATTAAAAAGGATGAGGTGAGATTAAGAAAATTAAGAAGGAACTCAATAAAGGCAAAACAAATAAGGCAGAAATTAGACCTTAATGTTCAAACCTTACAATCAAAGTTTGCGTCAGATCGTAATGGAGAGAATATGAAAAGGTATGCTGGGCAAATATTAAACGATGGATTAAGAGAATTTGATGCACAACTTAACCTTGCAAAGTCCATAGATGCTGGGTTGACGTATGTCAAATATCAAGGGTCAAACATCCCTACAACGAGAGAACATTGTAGGCTTGTAAGAAATGGCTCTTATGATAAAAGAAAAGGTGGACTATTCACAATTGATGAAGTGATTAATCTTTGGAAGAGCAGAGGATGGAAAGGCAAGAAGTCAGGAAGTCCTTTTATTGTTCGAGGAGGATATAATTGTCGTCATCAATGGTCATTTGTCAATCCTGATTGGTATGACAAAGACGGACAACTAATAATATAAAGGAGAATGTATGTCAGAAGAAACAACACAAGCAGTTGAGCCTAAAGTGGAAACTGCTGAAACTCAAGAAACAACACAAACAGAAAACAAAACTTTTAATCAAGATCAAGTTAACAATATTATATCTCAAAGATTAGAAGCTGAAAAAAAGAAATATGAAACTCAATTAGCTGAAATAAAGAAAAAAGAGGAGGAGGCCTTAAAAGAAAAAGAATTGAAAGAGGCTAAATCTAAACAAGAAATAGAAAAGCTAATGCAACAAAGAATAGCTGAAAAAGAATCAGAAATCCTAAAATATAAAACAGAAATAAAAAAAGAAAGGATTGATAATTCAGTATTGTCTGTTGCATCAAAGATGAATGCAGTAAACCCACAACAAGTTGTTGATTTGCTTAAATCTGAAATAAAACTTAACGATGATAATCGTACAGAGGTACTAGACAAAAACTCAAATATTCGTTATAACGAAAGAGGAGAACTACTTACGATTGAAGAAAGAGTTAAGGAGTTTTTAGATGCTAACCCACATTTCTCGCAAGGGTCGAAGTCTGGAGTAGGGAGTCAGAGTAGCATCGAGGGGAAAACTGTAAAACCTTTTAATATTCAGGACTTAGATATGAGTAAGGCAGAGGATAGACAGAAGTATTCTGAATATAGAAAACTTCGTGATTTAAAACCTACTCAAATTAATTTAACAAATAAATAATAAAGGACAAATAAAATGGCAAACGAAAGCACAAGTTCTACACTCTCGGAACTCTATACTGAGATTGTGGCAGAAGCATTATTTGTAGCAAGTGAGCAATCTATTATGAGACCACTTGTAAAAAATTATGCAATAACAGGTGGTGGAAAGTCAGTTGAAGTTCCGATCTATGCAGCAGTAAGTGCAGCAGCAGTAAACGAAGCAACTGATTTATCTAACACAGCAATCAACCCATCTTCTGTGACTATCACAGCATCAGAAAATGGAATAATGACTACTCTTACAGATTTAGCAAGAAACTCTGCACCAAGAAATGTTGCAGCAGATATTGGTAAATTATTTGGAGAAGCAATTGCTAAAAAAAT